TCATCTGCTGGCGTTTAAAACTGCCATTAAATGATCTTCCACAACATCCTCTGTCAAGCGGCGGTCAGAATCGGGAAATCCGACCAGCGGGCGGGCCGGCAATCCCGGGTGGCGCACTTGCTTGCGCATGATGCCGGCAAAACGGAGCGCCTTGGCCGTTTTTGGCCGAATGACATAGGGCCGTGTGCCGTTGTGGTGAAAGATCGCCTTCCAGTCCGTCGTACCGATGGCAACGCTATCGCCTTGCACCTGATACTGAAAGCGTAGCAGGTCGCCATTTTCATACAACATCTGCGGCCGGCGCTTGGTTTGTTGGGTCAGAGGCGACAATTCGGCCCAGCGGGTGCCGTCTGGCGCCAAGCCCTGGGCGTGGCGCTCATCATTGACCCGCAGCAGGCTTTCGCCAATCGAGCCGAGCAACTGAGCGGGGGTGACCAGGGCGTGGCCGACCGCCCGCAGGACACGGACAAGGTGGTCAGGTTGAATTTCGTACTGGAATTGCATAAACTACTCCCGTGTCTCGGTCAGACTGCGCTCCGGCGCTACTGCACAGTATCCGGGCCACTGAAAAGACGCGGCTTCGGCCGCGTTTTTCATTTCTGCTCCCCTAATGCGCAGAAGAAATCAAATCGTTGCGCGGAGAGAGAACGTACGGCCATAACAATCTCCTTAGTGTCGCCTTCCCGTGCGAGAGGGCCCCTCAGTTGATGCCCCACCGCCAGTTCGATCAAGGCTAAGACGTCCCCGGCGATCGAGAGGAGAGCGTCTAACGCTCGGTTAAACCCTCGAAACGGGTCTTGGCTATCCGCGCGATTGAACCAGGCCAAGTTTGCGAACGCGTCCGACGTTTTGTACAACGTAAGGCTGCTGAGCTCAGCGTGATAGACCTTATAGTCCCAGTTCGAGTCTATGTAGCCGAAGGCGTCCTTGACGTCGTTGAATATTGGGTAGTGGAGGAAATGCTTGTTTCTACCGGTGCGAATCCAGTCATTCGAAGCAAACTGCGCCTGTATACCCTTGACGGTTTCAGCTCCACGCGTCGGCGAATCGGGATCGAAATTTGCGGCGAGGAAGGCGACAATCTTCTTTTCTTTCTCAAGAAGCGTGTCAAATTCCTTCAGCTTACCCAGCATCAGTCGTGTGAGAAAAAGAAGCTGGAAGACGTCACCGTCCTTCTCAATTTCGGACGCTGGGGCAATATTTTCTCGCGCCACATACAGCATTCGCTGGAGCCACGCTATCTCTTGGAAAACGTGCCCAAGTATGAGCAAGGCATATTGATCTTCCGGCAGAAGGCCCGAGAAAACCGTGCCGCTAACGGTCTGTTCGTGTAGTCGGATCGACGTTGCCTGTTCCGGCCGGCCAAGTCGTTTATCAAGACGGTGCTTCCGCTTCCGCATGTTCATTACGAGCCCCAAGAATTGAGTAACGCCCGCTACGGTAACTGACAAACTCGCTCATGCAAAGCCGCGCTAGTCTTTGCTGAACATCAGGCGCCCGCTCCTCTGGCGGTCAAAATACGCAGCACGGGCGGCCTCGGAATTCTGGCTCCCCATGAACGCCGTGGAGCCCGACCAGCCGTTATCGCCCCATTCGAACACGCCAACGCCAAATTCTTTGTTCCCGTCCATCTCGAAGGCGCGCAGGTAGCGGCGTTTCAGCCGCCAGCGGCCCTTGTCCCCACCATCCTTTACCCACACCCACCAAATTTCGTCCGGCTCGATGAGGGTCATGGCCAGGAGGTTGACGTACTCCATACGGCTCGCCTTGTCCGGGCGAGCGAGCCACTTGAACTCCCCCCGCCCATCTTGGAACAGGGCCTTGCTGATGGCCACGGTGCTGCCCGCAGCGTCGGTAAATGCGGCGCCGTTCTGCATGTCCGCCCCAAACACATCAAGGAAGTCCACCACGGCGTCTTCCGGCCTTGTTCCGGCCGGAACAAGCGCGCTCTTGGAAACTGGAGTCGCCTTGGGAAGAGGCGGCACGGCGGCTCCGGGGGGCCAGGTAGCCCCGCGCTCCTTCAGCACTGCGTCGTAGCCCTGCAGTGGCGGCACGGTATTCGGCTCGAGCCAAGCCTTGCCAGGGTTGTAGGCGAATCCCGGGTCGATGCCCTTCGGCACGCGGACTGTGCGGGGATTGCTGCCGTTGGCGCCCACGGTTCGCTCCTCCCATTCAACCTGCGGCGCTTCATCCGGCCCTGTCTTGCCGGCCTTTTCCCATTCCCGCTGTGCTTCGGTGCGCGACAGCGAGTATTTCTTGCACTTGCATCCCCAGCCGTTCTGAGGCGTGTGAGTATCCCACCAGGGATCGTCAAGCGGCAGCACCAGGCCGTTCCAGGCGCGATGCTCCAGCCGGGGATGCTCGATGGAGGTGTGGCGATACATGGCGAATGGTCGGAGATGCTTGACCGCCTGCATCTGGGCCTCGCGGCCGGCGTTGTAGGCCTGGGTAATGTTGGTGTCGTAGATGACTTTGCTGCGCCACCCCGGCGTGCCTTTGTAGGCCCAGCCGTACTTCGCCGCGATGCCCTCGAATTGCTCCCGGAACGCCTGATATCCGGTGCCGTTGGATTGCGCAGTGCGGAGGGCGTTGTACAGGTCGCCAACCAGATTGTCGTGGGCGGCGCCAGCCACCACAAACGCCTGGCTGTGCTGGCGCTCCCAGATATCCGTCCAGCCGGACGACGGCAGCTGCACCTTCTGGCGGAAAAACTGGATCGCCTCGTCGAAAGGGAGCTGGAATGGCGACGCGGCCATTACTTCTCGTCCTGCACGTCCGACCGACCGCCGAGGTTGGCCGCCGCAAGGCCCAGCGCTAGCGCTTCAGCCCATCTCGGGTCGACCTTCAGCGCTTCGATTCGCTCCAGGGCTTCCCCGAAGTCAGACGAAGACGCAACGGTCGCCGCGATCTCCTGGAACACGGCCTGCTCGAACGGGCCGCACAGCGCGGCCAGGCGACGCGAAAGCGCCTCGGGGCCATCTTCGCCGCTCGGTGTCGTAGCGGCCAGAGCCGCAATACGAGCCAGCGCGGCGGGATCAGCTGGCGGCAGGCGGCCGGAGCTTGTGAGAATCTTGTCGCCGGCCTTGGCGCGCGGAATTTGCATCACGCGGTGGGCGTATTCCACATCGATCTCCATGCCCACGCCGACCGCCTTTGTCAGAACGTCGACCATCTTGCTCTGGTCGACCGTCTCCTCCGTCAAATAGCTGAATCGGGGGATGCGATCCTCCGGGAACATCCCATTGATCAGTGCCACTGGACGAACGAGCTGGTCGTTCCATGTCGGCTCTATCTGGCGGACATCGTGCAGCATGATCTCGCGGCGCACCTTGTCATGGATGGCGCCGAGCGCATTGGTAGAGCTTTTGCCGTCCGCCTGACTGGTGAGCGTGCCGCCCAGGATTGCCAGCGACTGCTTCCGTTCCCAGTACTCGATTGCGTCAAGGAAGTCGGCGACCTTGCCGCTCGATGCCTCGACAAAGTCGATGCTCATAGTCGAGGGAACGACACCTGCGCCGTCGTTGCCGATGTTTCGGACGGCCTTGAGCAGCTCGTCCCGCTGCTTGCCGGAAATGCCTGCCGGATACTTGCCCAGGCGTAGTGGCAGGCCATAGGTTTCGAGGAACCGCTGCATGTCCTGTACGTTGTAAGCCTTGTAGGCGTAGGCCCAGGCCAGAACACGGAACAGCGCCGCCTGCTCGATGTAGCCAGACTTCGCCCGGTGCTCGTGCACAACCCATCCCCACGGTCGCAAAGGCTCCGGCAAGCCGTTGCGCACGTACTGCAACGCGCCGCTGTCCCTGTCAATCTGCATCATGCGCTGGGGCACCCACACCAGATTGGCAGGCACCCACTCGGCCCCGGTCTTCCAATCGATCTCAAGCGCCGCAATGCCCTTGCCAATAGCATCTGTCAGGTCGTACTGCGCATCCTCAAAGCGCGGAACCGAGCGCAGCATGTCCGCCAGCTCCGCGCACTGGTTCAGCTCCGCCTGGGTCGAATCGTCTGCCGGAATCAAGTCCCAGCCGAGACCAGTCACCGACCGGCGACGCTTTCCCAATTCGCTGAATACGTGGATATCCTGCTCCTCGACCAGCTCAAACAATGCCGCCTGGTCGGTGATGTAACCTTGGTCTGCGGACGCGAAGGCACGCGCGAGCTGGGTTGGGTCGAGGGTGGTTACAGAACGGTAGTTGAGCGCATTGGATTGCGCCGCGCGTGGGCCCGCCTGAAGGCGCTCGACTCCTGCCTTGACGGCGTTGCGCAATTTGCTCGCGATATCGTTGAACTTCATCAGTCGTCATCCTCATCATCGTAGGCACCGCGACGGGTGCCCTTTACTGCCGTGTACGCCCAGTCGCCGGCAAACTGCGTTGCCAGCGTCCAGAGCTTGTGAAGCGCGTCAGGGCCGTCATCGTGGTCGGCTTCCGGCCAGAATTTGAGCTGTTCGACCAGAACCGACTGCGAGCGGTGCAGGCGAATGCGGCCATTGGCCACGTGCGGCTGCAGGCTGACAATGCGGAGCTCCTTTTCGACGTTCTCCGGCATTGGAATGCCCGGGAAGGCAACTCCAGCCAGCGCGGCCCGCTTAATCAGCTCTGTGAAGAGAAATTCTTGAAACTGGACGGTCTCAATGCCCCAGGCTAGGCATTGATACTCCTGCTGGAACTCGATGGCGCGGGAAATGATCAGGTCGGGAACCTTGCGGTCGATATCGGCCTCGACCACGTCCAGAATCATGGTTTCACGATTAATCCCGCCGACCAGAATCGCGGACGGGTCGCGCTTCTTGTTCTTCTTGCCGAGCGACGGGTCGATGGTGCCGAAGAACAGCCAGTCGTTGCGGCGGTCAACCCAGAAATGCACCACTCGGAACGGCGCGGTGTCGTCGTTCCCGGCTTCGTTCTGCTGCTCCGAGTTGAATGCGTCGTGATCAACCGCTCGCATGCACATGAGGCGGTACAGTGGCCGCACGTCGGGCCAAGATACCTCCGCGCCGGCATTCATTGCGCCCTTGTTTGCTTCGTAGAAGGCAAGCGCGGCATTTTCCGCCGCCTCCTTCTCGCCCTCGCCGTCCCCGCCGCTGGAATAGATGGCCTCCCACTGCTCCCACAAGTCCATGCGGTCGGGCCATGTGGCGATTGACTTGAAGACTTTGCGGCGCCAGCCCGGCTTTCGGGAGACCCGATTGATCGCGGCGTCATAGTGCAAGCTGGTGCCAGGCCAGAAGACGTCCATGCCGCCGCCCGGGCCAGCGAGGCCCAGGACGGCCTTCAGTACAAAGTCCTGCACTTTGTCGCGCTGGGCCTTGTCCCGGACGTTGTCGTCGTTCTCCAGGTCATCCAGGTGAATCAGGTCGGGGCGATAAGGGCCATGGCGCATGCCGCGCAGCTTCTTGCCGGTGCCGCCTATGCGGATCTTGATGTTGTTGGCGGTGATCGCGGTGGTCGCATGCCAGATGCGGCCCTTACCGCAGGCCTCAGGGAAGTCCATCAGCAGCCGCGGATTGAACTCCAGCTCCGCTTTGATGGCTTCGAGCATTTCCGCCGCCTGCTCCTCAGTGTTCATAATGATCACAATGAGGTGTTTGCGAGCCTTGGCCGGCAGCTCGCCGGCCTTGATGCGCGCCGCGATGCGGAGCGACCGGCAGATATTCCAGAGCGAGCCAAGCTGTGTTTCGTAGGTCGACTTCGCTTCGCCACGGGGCGCCTGGTGCACTTCGCGGCCATCGGCCTTGCCGTTGATGATGGCCGGGTAGCGCTCGAAGATGAAGCGATGAAACGCCGAGAACAGCTTGGTCGGCACGTAGTGCGGAAAGTAGGTGGCGCAGAAGAACTCGTAATCGTCGACAGCCCGGCCGCTGCGCGCCTTGCTGGCGGCGTTGTCGGTCGCAAAAGCCTCGCACTCGAGTTCGATGACTTGGCGCAGTTCTTCCCCAAGTTGCGCCAGGTGCTGCTCAAACTCCCGGAGGTTCTTCACCTCCAGGGGAATGTGGTTGTCTTCCTCGAAGTCGAAATCAGCCATATCGTTTGCCCAGGATGGCGCCGATTTCGTCCAGATGCGGATGCATTGCCCTCAACGCGGCCGGGTCATTGGTACGGAGGTGGTCTGCAATAGTCTTCAGGGTGTCAAGGGACACCGACAGAGCCGAAAACGACGGATTGACTCGTGCAAATGCCTTGCTGAATTTGGCGTAGGCGTCGGCCAGTTGCGCGAGCATCTGCGCCTTGTCACCGGCCGGCATCTTTCCTTCTTCCAGCTCGCGGGTCGTCGTGATCACCTGGCGGGCGAAGTCTTCGACCAGCTGCTTGTTCAGGTCGTCGACGCCCCGGTCGCTGATGCGATAGGCGGCCCGTGCGGTATCCCAGTCGTCCCCCTTTGCCTTGGCGACCTTCTTCCAGTCACGGGCGGTGTCGTAGCTGACGCCACATGTCACGGCCGCGCCGTTCAGCGGCAAGCCCTCAATGTAGAGCTGGCGGACACGGTCGCGCGTTTCTTGGTTGTGGGCCATTACTGCTGCCTCATGATGCCGACGCCGGCTGCAATCAACATTTCCTCCGGGCTCGGACGGGCGACGCCGGGCAATTGTACGAGGCCGGCCGCGCAGTCCTTGCCACGTGTCGAGATAGTGGCGATGACGATAGCGCCCTCGGAATACGCCAGGAGCCCTTGCTCATTGAGCCACGCCAGTTCTGTGCGCAGCGCATCCTGCGACAGCGCGTGCCCGTAGTTGCCCGCAAGCTGTTGTCGCACCAGCGTCTCGTTGGCGCGGTAACCGGGCACGGTGGACAGCACCTGCAGCACGCGCAGGCGTAGGTCTTCTCGCTGCATTTTTTCGTAGTTATTCATCGCGTCTTGCTCCGCAGGTGTTCGTCAATGCTGGTCAGAAGGCGATTCATACCATTGACCGTGCCGGTGAGCTGCGCCAGGCTGGTGCCGAGCTGGTTGGTCTTCTCATGCCATTGGCCGAGGTCTTGATGCGACGGGCCGCCCTCGAGCTTTGTCAGTCGATTCCCGTGTTCCTTGATGACTTCGTTGAGGTCTTTCATCACCAGGTCAATGCGAGAATTCGTAGCCTTATTCTTGTTGGACAGGTACATGTACAACGCGACGCCCCAAGTCAGCACGAAATTGGCAAACGACAGGATCAGTGACAACGTTGCTAAGTCTTCCCGGCTCATTTCTCTCCCTCTGCAGTTTCAAAATCGATCAGCCGGTCGAGCCGCCCACGGCAGGTGTCGTACTGTTGGCGGGCGTTGACGACCCAGCCGGCGACGTCGGTATCGGTGGCAACGGCCCCATCCGCTGCAGCAGGCTGGCCGGCGGGCGGGGGCATTCCCCCAGGCGGACTTGCGGCACCTGCGGAGTCGTTGAGCAGGCGCACAGTGTCAGCGGCAAGACAAGTGCGGCCGCTCGTTGTTTTAAGTAGCGCATTGGATAACTCCTTGGACTTGGATTGGAGAGCAGATTCCGTCTTGGCCAGGTCGAGAGCCAGGCGATCCCCACGGACTGTCGCGAGACGCGTGCGCTCGGCTTCAGCCGCTATCGCCAAGGCATCGGCTCGTGATTGGTTTGCGTCCCTGGTCGCGAGGTCGGCCAGGTGGCGCTCGCCCAAATACTTCCAGGCGATGAATGCGCCAGCGCCTAGCCCAACCGCCAAGGACAGTACGGCCGCAATCAGGATCGAGGCGACAAATTCTGAAATGTTCTTCACGGTCTGACCTCCGGGCCCCATGCGCCGTAGCGCGGTTGCAGGGCCTGCATGATCCGGCGGGGATAGCCGACGTTCTCGGGGCAGAAGATGGCGCTGCGCCTCGCGTTGCCGCAAGCCGCGTCGATGGCCACGCGGTCAGTGACCGGGCGCACCGTGGCGGCTTCTTGCTGCCAGTGCCCCAGGCCGCCGTTGTAGCTGCGGAACGTCGCCCACAGGCGGTCGTACTGGCTATCACCATAGACGCGCTGGAACAGCCAGAGGTCGTACTCCACCAGGGCGCGCATCGCCCACGTCGGATTCGTTGGAGTGCAGTCTTGCGCCGGTACCGACCGCAGCCCGCACCACCAGCGCGCTGTTGCTGGCATGAACTGCGCCATGCCTTGGGCACCCACCTTGGAGACGGCCGCCGGGTTCCAGCCGCTTTCCTGGTGAATCTGCGCCGCGAACAGGGGTACGGGCGCGTCGAGGCCCCAAACGGCATGCGCAACCCGGGTCAGCTCGCCGCGATACTGGAGCGCCGCGCGAGGAATGTCCTGCGCGGTGGCGCGGCCCGTAAGAACGCCCAGTCCGAAAGCCACGGCTAGCAGGAGGAGCAGTGCCACGGCGCAGAATCGAAGCACGCCGAGGGTGTACTTTTCCCAAGCCATTTCAGGCACCCAGCCCCACCGCCAACATGGCGCAGCCGACAATGATGGCCCGGCGGATCATCGATGCGGCAAAGGACTGCTGCATGGATTCAGCGGCGCCCACAGTAATGGCTTCACAGCCCGGCCCCATGACGCATTCAGCGCGCGGGGGATCGGTGTCGGGATCGTCTTCGATGAAGGAATGCGGGCGGGCGTAGGGGAACAGCGCGCGGTCGAGCCAATAGCCCGCCACGCCGGCCAAAGTGACCAGCGACAGTTTGTAGACGCTCACCCAGAACTGCTGCGGATGCAGCAGCCCGATGACCGCTAGAAGGAAGACGGTAAAGACCAGCCAGCCGAACAGGCGTGGCGCCTTGAGGGACGAGAAGTTAGAGCGAAGTTTGAGCATTGCGTAATCTCCGATTGATTGCCTTGCGACAATCGGAAGTTACGCCTCTAAGCTCGTTCGTCCCACGCTGGAAATGTTTCCAGCGGCCCGGCTCCGGCTAGGTCAGCGGCGGTATATCTCCGCCAACAACTGTGTAGCCCGCGCTTTGGCCGTGGCCAGTAAATCGCCGTCGATTCGACCGCAGTACAGGTTCGCGTTGCTGGCGTCTCCGGCGTCGACCTTCGGGCTGCCCGAATTAGCCACTACCAAGTACCAGGCACACGCCAGTACTGAGTTTTTCTCTTGCCCCGGGTACGGTTGCGCCGCGTAGCCGTAAGCCAGGTTGCGCTGCGCCTGGTAGTCCCCGGCATGCGCCTGCCGCATCACCTCCTGAAACTCCGGGCTCGCTGGCGCTGAAGATTCCACGACGGCCGGCGCCGGCTGTTTCGACGCCGACGAAAAGTAACTCGCGGCCGGAATCAGCACGGCCAACGAAAGAGAGAAAATCGTTACCTGTTTTAGCCTGGAAACAGAGGCACTAGGAGTAACCTTTTCAGAACTATTTTCCACTTAAACCTCCCCATCAAGTTTTCCGCCAAAGGCCTTGCGCAGGCCCACCACTGCATCGAGCGCCGCCTGCCGCGCCTCAATGGTCGGCATGGCGCGACTGTTCCGAAGGAATGCAAGCTCCAGCGGGGTACGAGCAGCGTTCTCGATGCGCATGCCCGTTATTACGTATGAGATATCAAATCCGAGTCCAGCCACGACGCTGAAGTAATTGGCGTCTGGTGGCGTGCGGTCTTTCTCGTAGTCGATCTGAGTTTTCTTCGACACACCTACCGCTTCTGCGACTGCCGGCTGACTGAGTTTTAGCCGCTCGCGCTCTTCTCGAAGCCTCTCACCTATGGACACGAAAAGCCCCCTTTAAAAAGTAGTTGACGGTAACGAATTCGTTACCCATAATCCCTATCAATCGCTGTGAATGATAGTTACCAAATTGTGAGGAGTATGACGACATGCCAGCAGCAGTCAATAGGTCTGATGTGCTCGACGCCCTGAGGAAGGACGGGACGAATCTCAAGGGCTGGTGCGAGAAGCACAAGTACGGCTATCGGAACGCCTCGGACGTCCTCCGAGGCATCAACAAGGGCACGTTCGGCCAAGGCAAAGAGATCGCCGAAAAGCTGAATGCCGTGGTGGTTCGCTCGAAGAACAAGAAGCGTTAATAGGAGGATTGCAAAGTGGCAACAAGCAAGAAGCCCAATCAGAAGTCCGCCGCAGTGGCCAGCGAGCTGGTGCTGCCGGAAGCCCCGGTAACGGCGCTATCAGCTGTCGCACCGGAGCGCCTTGCCGAGGTCAGCGCACATTTCGGAATCGTCTCCGAGGACTTGGGCGAGTTGGCGCTGCTGGGCGCTGACTCCATGAACCGCGCCATGTTCGAAGTCACCCGCGCCGGCCTTGCCTTCATCAAGGCCAACCAACTGCTTTCCTTGGGCAACGGCGGCGACCGTAAATCAGTTTCCGAACGTGCGGACAGTGAAAGGCCGGCTGGTTTCACTGCCTGGATGGAACAGCACGGCCTGGCGAAGCAGCGGGTCTACGAGGCCATGAAGATCGCCAAGTTTGTCACGCTGCTACCCGCTGACCAGCTCGACGACGTTCTGGCGCTGGGCCGCGTGAAGGTCGCCCTGCTGGCATCGTTGCCGCCCGAAGTGATTGACGCGGCGGCGGAGGAAGGCAACGACCTGATGGACAAGGCGGACGTGATGACGACCGCAGAACTCAAGGAAGAGGTCAAACGGCTCAAGGGGCGCGAAAAGAACTACGAGGCCGAGCTGGAGCGAGCGGAAATGAAGCTCCAGCGGGTTATGAGCGCTAACCAGCGCAGTACGACCGAGCTGCTGGATCGCACCGTCGAAGTCCGCGAAGAGTGCATGGCTTTCGAAGCCGACACTCGCCTCAACTTGGACAGCCTCCGCAAGTTATACGAGGAGGTCAACGTCGAAGGACCAAACGCCCCCGAATGGCGCATCCAAATGGAGCAACTGTGGGTTGCCGCCCATGTGATTGCGGCACGCGCATGCGACCTGCTCGACTTGATGCGTACCACTGTCCATGACGGCGACATGCCAGAGCGCATCTTGGCCGGCCACATCCTCACGCCGGAAGAGGCGCAGCGTTGGATTCTGGACTACCCAGCCATCGAGAACCGCCACGCAGCGGACGTGGCCGCGCGCCAGGAGAAACGCGACGAAGCCAAACCGCGCGGCCGGGGCCGGCCCGCAGGGTCGAAAAACAAGGAAGCCAAGGGGGAATAAGCCATGAAGGGAGCGCGAAACATGGTGAAGCTCGTAGGGACAACCAGCGGCGCAGTGGCGCCGCTGCCCACCGCCCAGGTGCTGGCGCTACGCAGCCGCGACCCGTGGAAGGAATCCACCGACCGCGCCCGCCAGGTGGCGATGTTCCGCGAGACTGTGGTCGGCTATGTCCGCGCCCTCACGGATCAAGGCGTTACGCAGAACAACGCCATCGCGTTGATGCTGGAACGCGGCGAGGCCGACCGCCTGCCCAAGCACTTTGCTGTCGCTCTGCAAGAATCCGCAAAGTCTGGCCGCAAGACGCCATCGCGGTCAGCTATCTGTGACTGGTGTGCAAAATACCGCGAGGGCGGCGTCACCGCTCTCCTGCCCGAACACAAGGGCCGGGTCGTCGAAGCGGCAGGATGGTGGGGGCCAGCCCTCGAGTACTTCAACTCGCCCAGCAAGCCTGATATGTCGGCAGTCCATCGTCGCCTGGTGGAAGTCGACCACTTCCCGGTGAGCTACGACCAGGTGCGCAACTATCTGGCAGGCGTCCCCGCCATGCTGGGCCGAAACAGTCCGGCCCGGATCGGCAAAAACCTGTATCGCCTCACCGAGAAAGCTTACGTGCGCCGCTCCACCGAGAACGCCTTGGCGGGTGACGTCTACGTGGCCGACGGCTATCGCGCCGACATCTATCTGGCCCATCCGGTCACCGGTGACATCTGGCGTCCTGAGCTGACGGTTGCCATCGACATGCGTAGCCGCTACCCAGTGGGTTGGCGCGCTGACGAACACGAGGGCACGGTCGCCGTGCAAAACATGTGGGCCGAGACGTTCGCCCGTTGGAACCACGTTCCGCCATTCCTGTACGTTGACAATGGCTCCGGTCACAAGAACAAGCTGATGAGCGATGAGCTGACCGGTTTCTACGCCCGGGCCGGCGTCCAGCAGATCATCCACGCCATCCCTGGGAACCCGCACGGAAAGGGCTGGGTTGAACGCTTCTTCCGCATCGTGAAGGACGACTTCCTGAAGCTGTGGCGCCCGCAGTTCTACTGCGGCACCGATATGGCTCCCGAAGCACTTAACGCGACCGTGCGGGAGATCAAGGCCGGCCGCCTTACCCTTCCGTCCCTCGCGGAGTTCCGCGACGCCTTTGACGATTGGATGGAACGGTTCGTCGACCGCCCACATCCCGAAGACAAGAACGTCACTCGCCGCTCCCTGTGGGAGGCGCTGGTACCCATCCCGCCGCACCAGAGCGCCCTCGAGCTGAAGCGCCAAGCCGTGGCGCTGACCGTTGCCCGCGCGTCGCTGCGTCATGGCAAGCGGGGCTACAAGCATCCCGACCTGCATTGCTTCAACGGCCAAAAGGTGGTGCTGGAGTATGACCTGATGGACGACCGTGTCGCCGTTATCCGTACGGTGGAGGGACGGTGGATATGCGACGCACATCTCATCACCGCCATTGACGCTATCGCACCTAACCGCCTGGAAGAGAAGCGTCAGAACCGCGCCGCCGACGCCATCAAGCGCCTGGACAAGAAGATGGCCGAACAGAAGGCCCGCGCGGGCCAGGTGATCGACGTCGAAGCGGTTGCCGAGGGCGCCATGCCCGCCATCGAAGCCCATGTGCGGGTAATCGAGGACGACGAACCGCTGCTGCTTGACCTGAACATCACCGACAACCAATAACCGACAACGAACCGGAGCCTTCCCATGCCCAAACTCACTTCGATCAACCCGACTTCGCAAGCCGAGGTCGTCTACGCCGCCCACTACACGACCGCAGACCGCGACGCCTGCGTCCGCGTTACCAAGTGGCTGTCCGAGCGCGGATTCAAGCTGGTACACCTTGCGCGCTTGGCCCGGGTGCATCAGAGCACACTGACCCAAATCCTCAAGGGCTACTACGACTCCAGCCCGAGCAAGCAGCTTCGCGCCGTGGAGGCCGCAATGCGACATCGCGATGACGTCGAGTTGGACGTGATTGCGCCGGTCGAGACGACCGTCTACAAGCTGGTGCATACCGCTTGTCAGATGGCCCGCCGTTACAGAAATTTCTCGGTAATCACCGGCTACGTGGGCACAGGCAAGACCTATTCCCTGAAGTGCTACAAGGCCGACAACGACAACACGATTCTGATCGAGGCGACTCCGACCATGACTACGTCGAGCCTGATCAACCATCTGCATCGCGCCGTGCTGGGCTTCGATTCCAAGGCCAACCTCGAGATTAAGTTCCGGGACATCGTTGACGCCCTGAAAAACACCAACAGCCTGCTGATCATCGACGAGGCCGAAACTCTGACCCCTCACCAGTTACACACACTGCGCCGCCTGCGCGACCTGGGGAACATCGGCATTGTCTTGGCCGGCACCGAGAACCTGCGCGGCCTGATCTCCCCGGAGCACGGCCAGTTCGATCAAATCCGTTCCCGCGCCGGCTTCTGGCCGGAGACCATCACCAAGATCACCCTGGAAGACGCCGCCGCGATGGTGCAGTCGGGCTTCGGCGACCGCGAAGTCCCGGACGAAGTGATTCAGCGTATGTACGACTACAGCCGGGGCAGCGCCCGCATGTTGACCGAAGGCCTGATCGCCGCGACCAAGGAGTTCGGCAAGGGCCGCTCGCTGGACGTGAAGCTGATTGATGCCGTGGCCAAGCAGGCCCTCTGCCTCCAGGCAGCGAATTGAGGAGCCGCTATGCGAGTGTTCACTACCAACTTCATCGAACGGCTTGCCCAGGCGAACGAAGCGTGCAGGCAACTGCGCAAGATCGGCTTCCGTGTCCACCGCTGCGTCGTCAAAGGAGGCGATTCCCTGGAGAAAAGCCGCATCGAGGTCAGTGGCAAGGCCGCCCATCCTCACGTCGACTTTGCCGGCTGCGACGTCCGCCGCCACATCGGGGGATGGCCGTGAGTAGCCGGCGCCAAACACGTGGCCGCACCAAGGCCGCAAGCGCGGACGTATGGGCCAGCGCTGACATGGCGCATGCCTTGAGCGTTGTCGGCCGGTTGCTACCCGACGGGATGCGCGTTGTGATCTACCGGCCCGAGGGCGAAACCCGGGCCGCCATAGAGGCCACCCACGAAGGCGGCAGCACCACCTCCCACTGGGCCGACGACGCCACACACTGATTTTTCACAAGGAGAAGAACGCAATGAGCGATAGCAAGAAGATTCCCGAGGGGTACCGTGAAGATGCCAGGGGCCGCCTGGTGCCGGTCGAGCTGATCAGCGAGCGCGACTTGATGTGCGACGAGCTGGTGATCGAGCTAGCCAGCGCCGCCAAGGTGGCCAGCAATGGCCTGGCAGAGCTGAAGGCGCGGGCTTTCCGCGATATCGGTGCCTTCACCCAACTGTCAGCTGAGAAGTACGACGTCAAGATCGGCGGCGCCAAGGGGAACGTCTCCCTGACCAGCTATGACGGCCGTTTCAAGGTGCAAATTTCAGTCGCCCAGCACACGCAGTACGACGAACGCATCCAGGCGGCCGAGACGCTGCTGCTGGAGTGCGCCGCCGAATGGGGCGCCGGCCAGCGGCCGGAGGTGCGCGCGCTGCTGCAGGCGTCCTTCCAGGCTGATGCAAACGGCAAGATCAGCTTGAGCCGCATGCGTCAACTGGCCAACCTCAAGATCGACGACGAGAAATGGAAGCGCGGTATCGAGGCCGTCAACGACAGCTTGCAGATCATCGGCAGCAAATCTTACGTGCGGTTCTTCGAGCGCGACTCCCAGGGCGAGTATCAGCCCATCACCCTTGACGCTGCGGCGGTGTGACATGGAAAAGTGCATGAACGTGGTAGACGCACGCGGCTGGCCGGAGCGCAAGCTCGTCTCCGTTATCAACCAGATGCGGGCTCTCGACCTGAACGCGATCACTATCGACTTGAGCTCGGCCAGTGACGAGCCACTCGGGCCCGGCACGAATTGCGATTTTGCCGTAGTGTTACTACGCGGCGAGAAAGTTAAGAGAATTTTACACGCGGTGGTTACGGCGTCGGGGGACGACGCTGGCGCCACCAACCCGGCCCAAGCGCTCGAATCCATTCGGAAAGTGATCCAGCGTCACCTGGCGCCGATGGGGATCAGCAAGCACGAGGCGATATCCGAGATCGCGGCTCTCTTGGCCGGGGTTCCCGGCTTGCCGTCGCGTTTGCATGCAGAACAAGAAGACGGAGTAGAAAATGGCAAAGGCTAAAGCAACGCATTGCGCGTACTGCTGGGCCTCCGGCCTGATCCAGTTCGGGGAGATCGGGACTGCGCCTAAAGCAGCAATCGAATTTGCGCGCGGCCCGGAGGCCGCCCTCAAGGAAACCGTGGCGGCCGTGGCGCGCGAGGGTCAAGGCGCGTCGGAAGGGAAGCTGCTGGTGCCAGGCCTGCCAGAGGCCCCGAACCAGCACGCCGGCATCGACGCGCTCGAATCCTTCGTCGCGTGGTGCGGCCGGGTTTTGCGCGTGAACGGAGTTACCTTCGGCATCAAGGTGCGCCTATGAAGCGCGTCTACATCAGCGGCCCGATGACGGGCCTTCCCAACCTCAACTTTGCGGCCTTCAACGCGGAGGCAGCGCGCCTGCGTGCTTTGGGATACGAGGTCGTCAATCCAGCCGAGCTGCACACCGATTCGGCCACTGCGAAGTCCTGGGAAGAGTGCATGCGCGTCGACCTACAGGCGATGTTGGATTGCGACACCGTCGCGACGTTGCCCGGCTGGCAGCGATCCCGTGGCGCGCATCTTGAGCTTCACGTGGCGCATCGCCTCGACCTGGCCATCGTGGACGCGGCGGCAATCACTTTTCCGTGGGCGCCTTCTGCCGAGGAGTTGGCCAGCGTTGCCCGCGCGGCCGGATGCTAACGGAGGCGCTATGGAACGCATCGAGCTTAAAGTTCGTCAGGCCGGGGGCACATACTCGGTCGCACACAAGGGCACCCGCGCGTCATGCACGTCCGGCCCTATTCAGGCGGCCGAGCGCTTGGCCTCAAAGTTGTGGGGCCAGGGCGCGCACCAGGTAGAGCGCAGCGACAAGCCGGCAACGAGCGACCTTTACCCCCTGGTGATCATCAGGAGCGTCGAAGCGACCCGTTGCCCACGTACGATGGAGCTGGGCCTGTGAGCGATACCCTCAAACACCTACGACAACTCCTGGGCATCGCGAAGTCGTGGGCGGCGAAGACGCTGCCCGGCTGGAGCGATGACTCTCACCGCGACCTCCTGGCACGCTACGGCGCCAGAGCGGTGGACGGCCGAATCTCCGCGAGCACCATGTCGGCCCAGCAGCTTGGCTCGGCCCTCGACGACTACGAGCGCCGGGGCTGGCCGCGTCAACGCGGCGTGTTCAAGCGCGAAGGCCAAGCCAAGGCCGTATCGCCGCAGATCGCCCACATCTTCCGTTTATGGGGCCTGCTCGGGAAAGCCGGTAAGGTCAAGAACGCCGACCGCGCGGCGCTGCTGTCGTTCTGCGCGCGCCAGGTTACCCACGAGGTGCCGAACCTCGACGGCCTGACAGATGACGAGCGCCAGTCCGTCATCGAGGCCCTCAAGGCGTGGATGAACCGGGGCTGACCATGTCCGCGCCACGGCTCCCCCAATCCCTGCCGCATGCCCCGGACACAGAAACCGGGGCGTGGCCGAGCCTGGACGACGACTTCCTGTCCACGCTGCCGGCGGTGTTGCGCGCCGTCGTGCGCGCGCTCGGCTTCACTCGGGCCGGGGATTGGCTGCAAGAGTACGGCGGCGTGAACTGCAACGTACCGGCGTTTCGGGAGCGGGCAATGGGCTTGGCGCCTGAGGAGCTGGCCCGCCTGCGAATCACTCTGCGCCCCCATCTGGACGCCAATGGGCGCCTTTGGTTGCCGAAGGCCGACAAACTGTACCAACGCATTCGAAATACCCAAATCAGAAAAGATCGCGGCGCCGCCAGCTTGTCCACGCTTGCTCACCGCTACCGCCTTTCCTCGCGGCAGATACAGAACATCTGCTCGGACGAGGAAGACGCCCAACTCGACCTCTTTTAGCCCAAACTCGCCATTCCGGTTCCAGCTCGGCCACAAGAGCACGTCTAGGATCGTTTGATACCGATTTAGAAACCGTTTTCTCCCCCCTCCGAGTATGAAGGGGGCTTGGAGTGGTGAAAACGCCTCTGAGGGCGTTTAAATCGGTCGCCCCTCTCCCGTCCGCTGGAAATGTTTCCAGCGTGGGCCTCAATTCTCCCCCCGGCAAGAATGCTCCCTATCGAAACAGGGAGCAGAGACGTGTCCAAAACCATCCGTAAAACATGCATCGCCGGGTTGACCCTCGCGCTGGCCATTGACGCCGGCGCCGCGCCTACCGAGATGCATCTGCTGCCGGCAGGAGAGTTCCGCGCGGTGGACGGCCGGCCTGCAGATGTGGACGCGTGGCGCCTGAGCGCAGACAGCGCGGCGCGAGTCATCGCCCGTGCCTCCGCCCGCCATACCGACATCGTCATCGACTTCGAACACCAGACTCTGAACGCCCGCCTCAACGGCCAGCGCGCCGAGGCCGCCGGCTGGATTCCCCGCACTCTCGAATGGCGCCTCGAGGGCCTGTTTGCTACCGAGATCACCTGGGTAGGCGACACCGCCGACTTGATCACCCAGAAGAAGTACCGCTACGTCAGCGCCGTTTTTATCTACGACGGCCTCACCGGAGAGGTGCTGGAGCTGATCTCCGTTGCCCTGACCAATACCCCCGCGCTCGATGGCCTAGAAGCTTTGGCCGACCTGGCCCGTGCGCATTCCGTGTTTTCAACCGAAGAGGAGGCTGAAATGCCCGATGAGAAGCAACTGGCCGCGCTCGCTGCTGAGCGTGATGGCCTGCAAACCAAAGTGGCCGCGCTGACCCAGGAGAAGGGCCAGCTCACCGACAGCGTCACCGCGCTCACCGCGAAGGTGGCCGCATTGACGGCCGCTGAGGCCGAGCGCCAAGCGCTGAACGACAACCAGAAGCGCGATGCGTTGCTGCTGGCCGCGCTGAACGACGGCCGTCTGGTGCCCGCGCAGAAGCCGTGGGCGGAAAAGCAGTCCCTGGCCGCACTGACGGAGTACCTGGAGGCAACGGCACCGATCCCGCTGGCCAAGGGGCCGCAGCACCAGCCGGACAACAACGGCGGCCACGGCCTGACAGACGACCAGCTGGCCATGTGCACCCGCATGAACGTGACGCCGGAGCAGTTCCTGGAGGCGCAGAAGACTCAGAAGTAAGGCTGGCGGGCGCCCACCAGTAGCGCGGCATCGAACATTCATCGCAATTCCCCAAGGAGAAACCAATGGGCCAACTGACACAAGCTCAACTCGACACCCTCAAGACCACGCTGGTGGCCCGCTGGAACGCAGGCCTCGGCATGACCCGCGAAGACTGGAAGCAAATTGCCAAGCTGGTCGCCAGCGGCAGCAAGTCCAATACCTACGCCTGGTTGACGCAGTTCCCGGCGTTCCGCGAATGGGTCGGCGCCCGCGTGCACAAAGCCGTGCAAGAACGCGCCTATCAGGTCACCAACCGCAAGTTCGAAACCACCATCGACGTCAAGGTCGATGACATCGAGGACGACGAAATCGGCCAGTACGGCACACTGGCCGAATCCGCCGGCCAAGCAGCCATCGACCTGAAGAACGATCTGATCTTCCAAGCCCTGGCGGCCGGCTTCGCCAGTGAGTGCTACGACGGCCAGTACTTCTTCGACACCGATCACCCGACCGCCGCCAATGAAGACGGCACCGGCGCGGTCGTCACGGTCTCGAACATGCAAGCCGGCACCGGTGCTCCCTGGATTCTGCTGTGCACCAAACGCGCCGCGTCCCCGATCTACCTGCAGGAACGCTACCGCCCGAAGTTCGAGCAGCTGACCCAGTTGTCGAGCGACCGCAACTTCGACTACGACCAGATCAGCTACGGCGGCAAGTGGCGCGGCAGCGCGGCATATGGCTTCTGGCAGTGCGCGTTCGGGTCGAAGGCCGAACTGACAGCCGAAAACTTCGAAGCCGCCTATGACGCGATGGGCAAGTTCAAGGGCGACGGCCAGCGCAAGCTGGGCCTGGTCGCCGACACGCTGGTGGTCGGCATGGACAACCGCGCGGCTGCCGAGGAAATCCTGCTGAAACAAAACCTGGCCGGCGGCGAAAGCAATACGAACTACAAGCGCCTGGAGCTGCTCGTCTCGCCCTGGCTGTAACTGACACGTGAGCGGAAGGGAGCGCAGTCTGGCTCCATGTTTGTCCCCCGCCCGAGCGGGCGGGGGATTTTTTTAAGGACACAGCGCCATGACGCAAGTCTATGTACGACTCGTTCCCGTAGCCCGGCAAGACTCGTTCTTCCGCTGCGGCACGCGTTTCAAAAAACAATGGCAGGCGGTTGAGGTGGATGACGCCACCCTGAACCGACTGAAAGCAGAGCAGATGCTGGAGGTCTCGGTAGAGCAGCCGGCCGATCTGGAGAACGACACGCCCAACACAGCTGACCCTGTGGGCGTCTCCGGTACCGGCACCGCTTCCGATCCTCCAGCGGCTGCACCCACCGGCAGCGTAAGCGCGCCGGCTGCGGCAGACGCCGCGCCGCCCGCAACGCCGGCCAGGGGTGCGGCAGCGCCCGCCAAGAAGCCGGCGGCAGCAAAGAAGGAGTCCGCCAAACCGGCGGCCAAGGCCGCAACCAAGGGCGGCCAGAAAGGTAGCGCGTAATGGGATTCGCCGCCCGCGCTGATTTGCTCGCGCGCTGCAACGCTCGTCGCCTCGCCCAGCTGGCCGTTCCGGCCGACATGGACATGGTGCCGGACGAAGCCCTGCGCCTGGCTATCGCGGGCGGCGACCTGTCCGGCTACAGCCAGGACGAGCAGCAGGCAATCGCGCTCGCCCTGGATGCCATCGACAAGGCCCTGGCGGACGCGGACGCCCTGGTGCTGACCTACGGCATTCCCGATACCGTCCAGACGCCGCTGCTCGCGCGCATCGCGTCGACCATCGCGCTCTACAACCTGCAGGGCGCCGAGAACATGACCGAGGACGTGAGCAAGGCATACGGCAACGTCATCACCATGCTCGGGAACCACAGCAAGGGAACGCAGAATCTGATCCCGGCGCCGCCGGAAGAGCCGGCGCCGTCCAGTGACCTGGCGATCATCGACAGCCGGCCCGGCCGGTACGGCGTGCGCCGCCTGAGCCAGGACGACGATGATTAGCCTTGACCCGTTGATCGACCTGCTGACGCCTAAGCCGCCTTCGTTCCAGCAAGGCTGGTTTCGAAATGTAGAAGGCGCGGCCGAATTCGCGCAGATCAAGCCCGAAGCGTTGCCGCTCCCGGCCTGTTGGGTGGTACGGGCCAGCGAGAAGTCGTCCCATGCCGGCGAGCGCGCCGAGAACGTCACTATCACTCTCGACCTGGTGATCGCCGTGGAGAACGCCAGAAAACACAAGGCGCGGGCCGAAGGCGACAACCTCCTGCTGGCCTACCGGCGCGCCGTGAAGGATCGCCTCCTGGGCTGGGAGATCGGCCCGGGCAAACGCCCCATGAAGTATGTGAGCGGGAGAGTGCTGCAGTACACCGATGGTGACATGTACTGGGCAGACCGCTACGAGTTCACCACCCTCATCACCAACTATTTGCCCGACCCGCCCGCTTACCAGGGCATCAGAAAACAAGGAACCGACCTATGAGCACCATCGCTATGTCCTACATTCCCGAGGCCCTGCGCTACCCGGGCGGCTATATCGAGATCGACGGCAGCCAGGCCGGTCTGGGCGGTGATCTGCCCATCATCCTCCTGGTCGGCCAAAAGCTGGCCAGCGGGTCGGCCGCAGCTGGCGAGATCGTGCGCCTGTCGGGTGTCGAGGACGCCAAGAAGAAGGCCGGCGACGGCTCGATGCTCCACCAGATGGCCGCGCGCTATCGCAAGATCGACCCGACCTACGACATGTACATCCTGCCGTATGCCGACCTGCCGGCCGGCGTGGCAGCGACCGGCAAAATCACCGTGGACGCCGCCGCCACCGAGGCCGGCGTGCTGGCGCTGTACATCGCGCAACGTTCCATCGTGGCGCCGGTAGCCGCAAACGCTACGCCAGCTGACCTGGCCACCGCAATCGCCGCAGCGATCAACGCCGCCGGCAGTGATATCCCGGTGACCGCCGCCGCTGCGGCCGCCGTGGTGACGCTGACCGCCCGCCACAAGGGCACCTGCGGCAACAACGTCGATATCCGCCTGAACCTGTACGGCGAGGAGACCCCGGATGGTCTTTCGGTGTCCCTGACGGCGATGAGCGGCGGCGCGGGCGACCCGGCGCCGGGCGACTTGGCCGCCATCATCGGCAACGGCCGTTGGTTCCGCTATGTGGCCTTAGGCATTAACGACAACGTGACGATTGCAGCCTGGAACACTGAAAGCAACCGCCGCTATCAGCCTCCGGTTCAGCAAGGCTTCCGCATCTTCAATGCCTACCGGGGTGGCTTCGAGGACGCCGCCACCTATGGGGAGACCAAGAACGCGGTACATATCTGCTCCGTCGGGATCGACACGCAGCCCATGACCACCTGGGAGACGGCCGCCGCCCTGTGTGCGGGCTCCGGTTCCCGTCTGCAGAGCAACCCGGTCCAGTCCCTCGAAGACACACCGCTGCCGGGCCTGGTCGGTGTCCCCGGCGAATACTTCCAGTGGACTGACGCGAACAGCCTTCTGTTCAAGGGCATCAGCATGCTGGAGATCGGTAAGGACGGTACCGTCTACATCAAGCGCCTGATCTCGATGTACCAGTTCCGCCCGGACGGCAGCGCCGATGATGCCTTCCTCGACATCAACACCGCCGAGGTCATGGAGCGTATTCGCTACGAGCAGATCACCGGTGCGAAGAAGAAATTCACGGGCACCGTGGCGGCCAAGACCGATGAAGACTACCGCCCCGGCCTGCGCATCACCACCGAAGACGGCGTGCGCGCCTTCCTGCTGTCGCTGTACCAGAACGACCTGTTGCGCAAAAAGGGCTGGGTGCAGGCCTACGCCTACTACAAGTCGACGCTGGTGGTGGAACAAGACCCGGACAACCCGAGCCGCTTCAACTTCCACGACACGCCGGTTATCAACTCGCCGTACTACATCATCGCCGGCAAGTCGAGCTTCCTGAAGGCCGTGCCGACATACTAGGGCGCCACACACACCACACCTGAAAGGGAAACAACATGGAAATGACCAACATCCGCACGGTGTCGGTTCCATCGGTCGGCAAGCTGCCGCTGGCGGACAACCCCGGCACCTTCACGCCGAGCGGGAAGAAGCGCAATCACAAGCCGGGCCGTCTGCCCCAGGACGGCGGGTTCACCTCCAGCGCGCAAGCAGCGCGCCTGGAGCTGAACCTCAACGCCGTCGGCGTGGACCTGGACGCCATCAACGACATCGAGGAAGAAGACATCACCGTCCGCCTGTCGGATGGTGCGGTCTACCTGATGAGCCAGGCTTCGCTGGAATCGCCTGCCGCAGTCGGCGGAGAAGGCGAGATCAAGGTGGTGCTGTTCTCGAACAGCTCGGAACGTATCTCGTAAGGACAGCGCGATGAAGCTCAAGAAGCCACTGTCCATCGAAGGCAAGCCGCTGGCCGAACTGGTGTTCCGTAGCCACACCGAAGCGCGCGACTATCTGGCGTTTGACCAGGCCGGCGGCACCGCCCAGCGCCAGGCGCTGGTTGCAAGCATCACCGGCTTGCCGCTGGCCGTCATTCAGACCATGCACGGCGCGGACTACCAGGCTGCGGCCCGCCACTGCGACGCCATGATCGATGCGGACGAGGCCGCAATCAAGGCGTACCTGAAGGAGCTGAAGGAGGCCGATGGTTCGATCCTGGCTACGGCCGAGAAGCGCCTCAAGGCTCCGCTGCAGTTCGGCAAGTTGTCCGTCAAGGAACTGCGCTTCCGCGATCACACCGTGGCAGGCGACTACCTGGCGTTTGACTTGCGCGGCGGCACCAAGAAGCGCATCGCTCTGGTCGCCAGCATCGCGGGGGTGGACGAGGCAATCGTCGAGAAACTCCACGGCCTGGACTACCAGATTGCGATTGCGCACGTCGACGCCATGATCGAGGAAGACGAGAAAAGCGTCTTCGCCGATCTGCCCCAGCAGGACGCCGTAAAAAAGTAGCGAGGGTGCTGGGCGCCGCCGCGATAGTGGCCCATGTGCTGCACCAGCAGATGCCTGTCATCGAGGCATGGACGCTATCGAAGCTCTTCGTGATGGCGGATGTATCAAAGGGCATCGTCGGCCCGAAGCCATAGCGCGCTGCACCCGCTGGAAATGTTTCCAGCCTTAACCGCAGGGAAGGCGGTCTTTATGCTCCAGTCACCATCAGGTACTGGAGCATTTTTTATGTCGAACACCTCCGCCGTCGACGTCGAGGTCAGAGTCAAGTTTGTTGACGGCGGCTCGTCGGCCAACATTCGCAACTACACCAAGCAGGTCGAACAGGCCGCAGCTCGAGCCACCACGGCCACCGAGCGCCAGGCCGAGCAGGCCGCCACCGTCACCGAGCGGTCTGCCGCGAGACAGCGCACCACCTACGAGCGCCTAGCATCCGCCCGGGAGAGCTTGGGCGTTCGCTCCGAGCGTTCGATCCAGCGAGAAATTCAGGTTACCGAGGCGGCATACAACCGCCTGGCACGCAGCGGCACGATGTCCTGGCGCGAGCAGGCCCTCGCCGCCGACAAGATGCGCCAGAAGGTCGCCGAGCTGCGCAACGAGATGGGCCGGCTAACCGCCGCGCAGAAACTGCAGGCCGGCTTGAAGTTTGGCGGTGCGGCCATTGCCGGTGCCGCTGGCGCCGCTTATGCGCTCAAAGGCCCCACCTCCGGCGCGATCTCCTACGACGAACGTCTGGCAAACATGGCCAACACCGCATTTGCGGAGCGCGACTTCAAGGGCCGGCGCCAAGGCATGTCGGAGTTAGAGGCCGCCATCAATAAGGCCGTTGGCAAGGGCGGAGGCGGCACGCGAGAAGAAGCGGCAGAAGCTCTGGACACCCTGATTGCTTCTGGCGCTTTTGAGGCCGACGACGCCAAGACTATGCTGCCCCAGCTGATGCGATTCCAGACCGCGACGGGCGCCAGCGCCAACCAGCTGGCCCAGATCGGCATTCGCGCGATGCAGACCTTCAAGATCAAGCCCGACGAACTCCCGAACGTACTCAACATGGCATTGGCTGCCGGTCAAGCGGGCGGTTTTGAACTGCGCGATATGGCGAAGTGGCTGCCGCAACAGATGGCCTCGGCCACGATGTCCGGCATGTCCGGCCGCTCCGGTTTCGCCAAGCTGGCGGCCTTGAACCAGGCGGCGGTGATCACCGCCGGCACCAAGGACGAGGCCGGCAACAACGTCGTCAACCTCCTTTCCAAGATCAACTCTAGCGACACGGCCAACGACGCCAAGAAGCTGGGCATCAATCTTCCGAAGTATCTGCAGGAGCGCCGCGCCAAGGGCATTGACTCGGTCGACGCCTTCGGCGAGCTGGTCTCGCAGACCGTGAACAAGCGCGACGACTACAAGGCGCTGCAGAAGAAGCTCGCTGCGGCCAAGGGCGACGACCAGAAGAAGGAAGCCCTGGAAGGCATGGCAACCATCGCCCAAGGTGCGGGCATCGGCAAGCTGATCCAAGACCGCCAGGCGTTGATGGCGCTCCTGGGCATGATGAACAACGCCGACTACATGAAGAAGGTTCTGGAGACCGTCCGTCAGAACGACGTCAGCGAGAACGGTGCTGGAGACAAGAACTATGAGCTGATGGCCAGCACCCCGGCTTTCCAGCTCCGCATGGCACAGCAGCAGAAGGACATCGGCCAGAAGGCTGTGCTTGACGGCCTGACGCCGGCTATTGGCCGCGCCGCTGAAGCGTTCGGCGACCTGGCAAACAAGCACCCGCTGCTCGTCGGGTCGCTCACGCTGGCAACCGGTGCCCTGGGGGCGCTGGCCGGCGCGGCGGGCCTGGCGAGCATCGCAATGGGCGGCAAGGCCGGCCCGGTCGGCGGAGCCATTGGCCGGGCGGCCACGTGGGCCGCCGGCAGCGGCTTGGCCCGAGGGGCGCTGCGCGGGGTGGGCATCGCGGGGGCCGCTGGCCTCGGCGCCGCTGCGGGTGACTGGGCGCTTGGAAAGACGTTCGGCGAGGAGTCAGCAATCACGCGGTACGGGTCGAGCGGCCTGAATGGCGCCGCCATCGGCGCGGCCGTGGGCAGCATTATCCCGGTCGTGGGCACCGGAATCGGCGCTGCGGTGGGCGGTATCGGCGGGCTGGCCTGGGAAGGCATCAAGGACTTGCTCAAGCCCGCCGAGCAGAAGCCCGTCGACGTCAACGCGAACCTGTCCATCGGCCTGGCGCCGGGGCTGGTTCTCCAACAGCAAGTGGTGGAAACAAACGGGATGACCAACTTCAAGATGAACACCGGGAACGTCTGGAACGGGGCGCCGAGATGAGCTACGAAGACCGCATGGCGACCGCTTCGTTTCGAGGCTTCGACTTCCTGACCGACGACCACAATGCCAAAGGCGGGCGCCGCCTGGCGGTCACCCCTATCCCGGGCAGCGACGAGCCGCACGTGAAGGACCTCGGCGGCAAGCCGTGGGACTGGAAGCTCAATGCCTACTTCATCGGGCCGGACTATGACCTGGAGAAGAATGGCTTCTTGGAGAAGCTGAACCAGCCGGGGGCCGACTGGCTGCTCCACCCGTGGCTCGGCTCTCTCTGGGTACGCGCCCAGGACTGGTCGATTGCCGAGAGTAACGAGCGCGGCGGCATGGCGACAGTCTCCATCGACTTTGTGCCGGGTGGAAAACAGCCGTACGTCGTCCAAGTGGACAAGGTGGACGTTGCCATTGACCGAACAGCCAAGCTCGCGGACGCTGCCGTTGATGACTTCGAGCTCGAGCCTATGAGCGCGGACGGCATGACCGCGTTCCTTGCCAACGTGAACCAGCAGCTGGAGGGGCTCCGCAATGTCATCTCGATGGCCACGCTGCCGCTGACATGGGCCGGCCAGGCGATGAACTTGGTACAAGGGGTAAAGGGCGACATCGCCGCCCTGATGGCCATTCCCGACCAGTACGCAGCTATGCTTCGCAGCCTGACGAACGCGCTCGGCGGCGGCGGCGCCGAGCTGGACGACACTGAGCGCCCCCGAGTCGTTGCGCGATTCGCCAGCATCGCTACGACTGCGACCATACCGGCCTTGACCGGCCTCGCGGCGACGGACGGCGCGGTGCAGCGTAACTTGGCGCGCGAAAGCGCACTGCGCGGCCAGCTCATGGTCGCCGCAACCGCGCAGGCGGCGATGGCCGACTATCGTGCCGAGGCAGACCGGGACGCGGCCCTCGCCACAGCGGTCTCCGCGCTCGACTGGCTCCTCCCCACGGCGCCGGATTCGGTCTTCGAGGCGGCGGTGGACGCGCGTACCTCGCTGATCGACGCCCTGATGGCGCAGGATTTGAAGCCCTCGATTGAACGCAATATCGTCCACCCCATGCCGGTGTCAGTGCTGGCATACCTGCTGGACGTCGACGAGGACGTGTTCATCGCCCGCAATGCGGTGCGGCATCCTATGTTTGTCCAGGGGGAAGTCTATGGATGAGCCTATCGCAAGCCTACGCTTTAATGGCAACCGCTACGGCCTTTGGCAGTCGGTCGAAATTCAAATGTCGGTCGACGATATCTGCGCGGCGGTACGCCTGGCCATCGTAGGCGCCGGCCAAGGCGAGAGCCTGGGCCTGGACGTCAACACCGTGGCCGACCTGCTGATCGGCGACACACTGGTTACAACCGTTCGGCCGGATTCAGTCCGCCGCAAGGTGAGCGGAGACCGCCACGGTATCGCCATCGAAGCCCGGTCTCTGGGGCGCGAACTGGTTGACTGCCAGTACTCCAAGACCCTGTCAGGATTGACGCTGGGCGAGATTGTGACCCGCCTGTGCGCCACCTTCAAAGTGCCGGTGAAGATCGCGGCGAAAACGGAGGCGGTGCCGCAGTTCTCGATGCAGTGCGAGCTACCGTCCAACGCGCTTATCAACGCTGTCCGAGCGGCAAATCTGCTGTTGTACCCGTTGCCGACGGGGGGGCTCATCCTGACCGCTCCCACCGACGATCCGCCAGTAACGACCCTGGAATACGGCGTCAACATCGCCGAGTACACCATCGTCGACGAGTTCAAGCTGCGGTTTTCCGAATACGTGGTCAAGAGTTTCGACTACGCGGCGGATGCGCCACGGCGTGGCGCCGCAAAGGACGACGCGTTCAACTTCTTCCGGCCCATGCATATCGTGGCCGACCGCTATAGCCACGGGATCGGCGGTTGTGAGCGGCGGGCGCTGCTGGAGCGAAACCGCCGCCAGGCGCGCGCCCACCGCATCGAGCTGGAGGTCAATGAATGGCGGTATGTCGACGGCGCCGGCAACCCCGTGCCGTGGCAGCTCAACACCCAGGTGCGGGTCATTATTCCCGAGGAAGGGATCGACGAAGTACTCCTCATTGGCGACATTGGGTTCAGCTCGGACACGCGCGGTGGGCCGGGCAGCGGCGAGAGGGCCAAGCTCACGGTCATGCCGCGCAACGCCTTCATCGGCGAGCCGAAGAAGAAGAGCAAGCGCGGCGCCGGTGTCAAGAAGGGAGCGAACTGATGGACGACCAAGGCTTCGGCCGACTGAAACTGCTGATCGCCCAGGGAAAGCTTCAACTCGTCGAGGGCGGCACCGTCCAGGCAACGGTGCTGGATGATGAACCGCTTCCGAACATCAAGCGCATTGAGCCGTACGGCTTCTCGCACAAGCCGATGCCAGGCGCGCAGGTCTACCTAGCGTTCCCAAGCGGCGACCGTGCCCAGGGCCTGGCATTGATTGTGGGGGACAAGCAGTATCAGATGGAGCTGCAGGATGGCGAGGTGGCCATCCATGACCACCAGGGGAACTACGTTGCTATTCGCACCGGGGGCATCGTAACGGCAAAGGCAAGCACCAAGGTCATTGCTGACACGCCGCTGTTTGAAACGACGGGAAACGCGAAGATCGCCGGCAACCTTGAGGTGGCCGGCCAGACATCGTCCACCGGCGGCTACTACGGCAAGGACGGCGGCGCGGCCGAGATGCAGGGCGGCGCGGACGTCACGGGCAGATTCTTGGTCAATGGTGTGGCCGTCGATGAGAATCACACCCACAACAGCTCCGCTCCCGGCACACCCACAACCAAAGTGAACTCGTAACCGCATGCTGAAACTTATCCGCCTTGAGGGCAATGTCATTGACCTCGCATTCGACGACCCGGCGCTGGCCACCACTGACGAGGACGCCAGCGCCAGCGCGGCCGCCGCGACGGTCATCTACTGCGAGTTGTACACGGACGCGGAGGCCCCGAGCGGCCTGGCCGCGAATCGCTTTGATCGGCGCGGTTGGTACTACGATCCAGCGGCGGGCACCATCATCTGGTGCGTTCGCCGGCAGCCACTGGACGAAAAGGCGCGCCGTCAGACCCTGAACAACCTCACGACTCGCCTCACGTCGCGAGACCCCGCTTTCTCCGACGTCGCTGTAGAAGAGGAAGTCCCAGCCGATCCCGCTGGAAACATTTCCAGCGTTCTCGTCAAGATCACCGGGTTCCACAATGGACGCAAGTTCATTGTGCGAGCCCCCTTGTGACCGAATTCGCCCGCCCCAGCCTTTCTACACTCCAAAGCCGCATCGAGGGCGACCTGCCATCGGTGCCAGGCGTCCTGCGTACCCCACTGGCCGTGGCGCTCTCGCGCGGCCACCACAGTACAAACGGCTTCATCGCATGGGCCGATAAGCAATCCTCCCCCCTGACTTGCGAAGAGGAGCGGCTCAATGACTGGGCCGCGCTTTACAAGGTGCCCCGCCTGCTGGCCCGCGCTTCGAGCGGGCCAGCCAAGGCCGTCGGCACATCCGGCTCCCCCGTTCTCAAAGACACCGAAGCGCGCGGCCCGAACGGGCTCGACTACGCTGTGTCGACCGCCGCAGTGCTCGGCGTCGATGGCGTGCTTGTTCAGCTCCGCTGCTTGACGACCGGCGAGGCCGGCAACCTGGCGGCCGGCCAGACCTTGACATTCATTGACCCACCACCTGGCGTCTCGGCCTCCCTGGTTGTAGCCGCAGATGGCATCACGGGCGGCGCGGAGCAGGAGACGGTAGATAGCTGGCGCGTGCGGGTGTCCGATGAATGGCAGACCGTGGTTGTGGACGGCGCCCGTGGCGGTAAGCCGAACGACTACCGGTTCTGGGCGCGGAGCGCGCATCCTTCCGTATCGACCGCCCTGGTACAGCTTCATGCGCTCGGCCTCGGTACCGTCATCGTGCGCCCCATCTGCAACGATTTGGCCGGGCGCCTGCCGACTGCTGCCATATTGGAGGCAGTCGAGGAATACCTGGCCGGCGTCGCGCCAGCGGGCGCCGACTGGAGTGTTACGGCCCCGCTCCAGCGCGCGGTAGCCGTCGAGCTTGATCTCGCCGCAGGCTCGGACACGGACGCAAACCGCAACGCCATCACAGCTGCCGTGGCAGCCGTTGTGCTCTCCAAGACCACCGAGGGCGCGGTGCTGCAACCCTCCGAGATCGACGCGGCCGTTGCCACGGTCACTTCGCAGTACACCCGCCTTGCGCCAATGGCAAACATCGTCGCCGGCCCGGGCGAGCTGCTCGTCATGACGCCCATCGGGTGGGCCTCGTGAAGATCAAGAAGCATACCCAGCGCGAGTTCGCCGACGCATTAAAGGGCTACCTGCCGCCGGGGCAGGCGTGGAAATGGCCCGAGGACGGCTTCGGCGACCAGTTGCTCATGGGCGCGGCGCTGGAGTTTGCCAGGGCGGAAGACTCCGTCCAGTTGGTGCTAGACAACGCTATCGAGCGGCACCGGCCGCAGGCCAGTAGCTGGCATATCGACGAATACCGGCGCGTCGCGACCGCGGCTATGGGCGCCACGAGCGAGGCCATGCCCCGCAGGACGGCTGCGATTGGCGGACACATTGGCGACCGCCTCTGGAGCCACGAGGCCCCGGGCGAGACGTTCCAGATTGATCTGCTGCACCTGGACATGGTCGGCCCCGCGCGGATCGGCTCTCGCATCGGAGACCGACTGTGGGGCCACCGCAGCCGGGCAGTCTTGCTCGTACGGTACTACCGCTCGGTGGTAGACCCCAAACCGATTTGGGACGCCTTAATGGCGTTCAAGCAGGCGCACATTTACTTGTGGTTTATAGATATTTCAGGAACAGGCGGCGAGGTGAACTATGGACAGAATTAGCGGCGCGGGGCATGTGAATCGCATGTGGGTTGCGGAGGATAAGGCGACAAGCCGCCCGCCCACGGAATTTACGGCGGAGTGGTTCAATGGGGTACAGGAGTCGCTTGTCCGCACGATCGAGGCGGCCGATCTGGTGCCGTCCGATGTGGACTTCGACCAGTTCACCGACGCCCTGGCCGTCTTGATCGGGCGCGCAATCACCACCGCACTGGCACCGTTGCCGCGCGTCTACTCCATCACCGCGCTACCCAACACCAACGTCGGCCCGATCATTGTGAAAGAGGTCATGGAGGTATGGGGCTGGTCGACCTCGGCGTACTTCACCGGTTATCGAAGTCCGCTGTGCGGCCGACCTCTCGATGGCCACACGACTTCACCGCTTCCGTCCGAAGTCGACGCGACGGGTGGCGTTCTGAGTAAAACGGCCTACGCTGGACTGTGGGGGTACGCACTGGAAAACAATCTTTCAGTCCTTCAGGCCAACTGGACGGCAAACATCGGCGCGCATTACTTCGTGGATGTGGACGCAAACTCCTTCCGGGTGCCGGACCTGCGCAACATGTTCCGTCGCTATACAGGGACTGACGCTGACACTGCAAATGCAAGGGCCTTGGGTAGCCGCCAGCTTGACGCGATCCAGAACATCACGGGCACCTGGTCCAATGTCATCTTGCGAGACACAACAAACGCGTCGGGAGCCTTTGCAGCCGGCCCTGGCAACGGTTCAGGGGCTACAGGAACGTCAGGCAGCGGCAATGGCTTCACATTCGACGCCTCGCGTGTGGTGCGCACTTCCAGCGAAACACGCGGCCGAAACGTCGCGTATGTTCCTCGCCTTCATGTGTAAGGCGACCAAGTCACTGCAAATGCAAGGGCCCTCGGTTCGTACAAGGCGGACACGCTAAAGGCCCACAATCATGGCACCGGCTACCAGGTTATTTCTCAAGGTGGCTATGGCCAGAATAACGGCGGCACCTTTGCCTCGAGCGCGGCACCTGGCACAGTTACCGGCACATTTGGAACGGCGGAAACTGCGCCAAAACATACCGCATATGCCCCCCGTATCCACGCGTAGTCCGCCTAGATGTGCAAACGAGGCGAATAAGCAGTATTGGCGGCGCGTGTTTCGGTCGATGTCCGGGCGACTCGCGACGCGTTGAAGGTGAACTGGTTGAAGTCCCCGCTATTGCCGGTTGGGTAGGCACCGGTGCCTGATGCCGCTAGAGCGAACGCGCCGCTCGCGCTCGTTTGAATGTTGAGCTGCGAGCCGAAGTTGCCTGTGATGTTCTGGAGGGCATCAAGCTGGCGGCTACCCCTGGCCCTTGCATTTGCAGTGCAAGTTCTATTTACACGTGTTTCTGAGGAGAAGCGATGGAAGAGAATTCGATTGACGTTTGGCAAACCGATCCGGTCGGTTTCCTGCTGTACGCCACCAAGGCGTTCGAGCTGGCACTCCAGCCGGGCACCTACAATGTTCCCTATGGCGCGCTAATCAAGGAGCCGCCACAGGCACCGGCCGGCTACGTCGCGCGGGCCGAGAACGGCACAGATTGGGTGCTGGTCGAAGATCACCGGTTCGATACGTTGTACTACGTTAAGGTCGCGGCTACCGAGTCGGAGCCGGCGGTCATCGAGCAGTACCAGATGAGGGCTGAAGTGCGGGCGGACGGCGAGCTCGTAAGCTATGACGGCGGCGGGCCGATCCCGGGTTGGCTGACTGCGACGGCCCCGGAACCTACCCAGCCGCAGATTACCCCCTGAGGGGGTAAAAGACAGGGCGAACGGTCGAATGCGTCAACATTCGACCGAACGCTCGGCACGCAGCAAACATCCTGCTTAGTGCTCCGCCAAGGCCCTGCCACCTCCCGGGAGGCGGGCGAATGTTATCACGGAGTGCAATATGCAGGATATCCGCTGCGGCCAATGCCGAAAAAAGCTCGGCAAAGGCATTTTCCAAATTCTTTCCATCAAATGCCCGCGCTGCGGGGCTATCAATGAAATGAGGGCCACGAGCCCCGAACCAGAGCGCCCAGGAGCGCCTGACATCGGGAGGCCTCATGGCAACCACTCAGGGCAAGCAACCGCCCGGCAAAAATAAGTACAAGTACCGCCAGCAGTTCGGCGTCATCGTTATCTGCAAGGACGAAAAGCACCAGCAGCAGACCTACCAGGCGCTGCGCGGCAGCGGCCACCAGGTCAAGGTGGTGACCGTATGAAGGTAGCGATCCGCCACAAGTGCAGCGACTTTCAGAGCTACCGCGCCGCCCGGGTCAAATCGCTGTTCAACGTGGAGAGCGGCGCCAACTTCTCCCTGGACGCCGAGCTGGCCATCGACGGCACCGACTGGAAGGTCGGCGTCGTTGTCGGCCCCAGCGGCAGCGGCAAGAGCAGCATCGGCCGCGCGCTATGGGGCGACGGCGCGCTGTATGCGCCGGCCTGGCCGGCGGGCAAGCCGATTATCGACGTTATCTCGCCTGACGGTGCGTTTGACGCCGTGACTGCGGCCCTGTCGTCGGTAGGCCTGGGCAGCGTCCCCACCTGGTTGCGCCCTTACCCTGTTTTGTCGAACGGAGAACAGTTCCGAGCGAACCTGGCCAGGCTTATTGCAGAGGCGCCACGGCGCGCGGTGCTGGATGAGTTCTCTAGCGTCGTCGACCGGCAGATAGCCCGCATTGGCGCCGCCGCGTTCGCAAAGTCTTGGCGCCGCACGGGCGGCCAGGCCGTTCTACTGTCCTGCCACTACGACATCCTCGACTGGGTGCAGCCCGACTGGGTGTTTGACACCGCCACCGGCTCATTTACCAGGGGGTCGCTTCGGCCCCGGCCCCGCATCGCCGTCGACCTCTGGGAAACTGACTGGCGGCATTGGCCACGGTTTGAACCGCATCATTATCTGAAACTGCCCAAGATGATCGCCGCAACGAACTACGTGGCCACTGTCGACGGCGAGCTGGTCGCGCATGTCGCCGTCTCGACCAGGCCCGGCATGGTCGAGGCCCGGGCCTGCCGCCTGGTCGTAATGCCCGAGTGGCAGGGCGCCGGGGTCGGTCTCCGGTTTCTTGATGCCATTTGCGACCGTTGGCTCGCCGGCCAGAATCGCTATGCCAAGCCGATGAGGACGTTGTTCCATACCAGCCACCCGGGTCTGGCCGCCGCGCTCCGTCGAAGCGGGAAGTGGACGCAGGTGTCGGGCAGCCTGCACGGCGACAACAAGCTGCGAGGGGCCGCCTCTTTGGCAAAATCGGCAGAGCGTAAGGGCAAGCCACGCTCGCCCGGCTCCAGCGCCTACGGCGGGCATTTCCGCGCGGTGCAGGGCTTTCGTTATCTGGGGGCGGACGCATGCGAATCCTGATCGTTGGCCAAAAATGGCTCGCCGTTGAGGCGCTCCGACTTTGCGTCGACCTCGGCCTCGAGGTGGTGAAGGTTGTAGCGCCGGCAGCGGATGACCGCCTCGTCGAGGCGGCGGTGGCCGTCGGCATTCACGCCGCCGCCGTTCCCGGCCGTCTGGAGGCCGAGCACGTTCTGCCGGGCACCGACTTAATCCTCGCCGCCCATGCCCATTGTTTCATCACCGATGGCGCCCGCCGCGCCGCCCGGCTTGGCGCGGTGGGGTATCACCCTAGTTTGCTGCCCCTGCACAGGGGCCGAGACGCTATTGAATGGGCTATCCGCATGCGGGAGCCGGTCACCGGCGGCAGCGTCTATTGGATGGATGAGCGGGCCGACGGCGGCCCAGTCATCGCCCAGGACTGGTGCTTTATTCGTCCCGGGGATACCGCCGCCGACCTGTGGCGCCGAGACCTCGGCCCTATGGGCGTCCGCTTGCTCCAAGACGCCCTGACCAAGATCGCCCGGGGCGACCTGGCCGGCACTCCCCAGGATGAGAGCCTGGCCACATGGGAGCCGTCGTTTGCCAGGAGGCCGCTGGGGCAGTAG